CTTTACAGTAACGTTTGAGCCGTCGTCCAAAGTCATTGATGACAAACCAAGTTCGGCCAACATGGTCGGCAAGTCTTCGTCAGTCATTTTTAAAAGAGCGTTTTTCTCTTTCTTGAGTTTGGCCTCAAGATCTTCGATTTCTGCTTCTTTATTTCTTATTGCTACGGCCATTGAGGCAACAGTATGAAGCCCTTCTTGGTCTAGCGTTTCTATGCTCGATTCGGCAGTGTCCTGCTCCATCATTCTCAGCAGATCTGCTGATTCGTTAAGATCGCTCATGCGCTTTTCTCCGTTGTTAAAGGCACCGTTTGGGCCTTGACATTTCTATATATAATCCTATGATTAGCAAGAGTCAAGGGGAAAGTGACATGAATTTTGAAAATTATGAATTTAAGACCAAGCCGTATGAACATCAGCTTAATGCGCTACGCGACTCGTGGGACGCGGAATACTATGCGCTGTTCATGGAGATGGGAACGGGTAAGTCGAAAGTTACCATTGATACGATGGGTATGCTGTATGAAAAAGGTCATATCGACGCGGCGCTCATCATTGCTCCGAAGGGCGTCTACGATAACTGGGTTCGCAAAGAATTAGAAGCCCATTTGCCCGAGCGCATTGCAACGCAGGTCGTCCGTTGGACGCCCTCTGGTGCCAAAAGTTATCAGGACGAGTTAGTCAAGTTAGTCTACGAAGCCTTTGAAGGGCTTAAAATTTTTGTGATGAACGTTGAGGCGTTTTCTACCCCAAGGGGTACGCGAGCCGCGTATGAATTCTGCAAAAAGAATCCTGATAATTTAGTAATTGTTGATGAATCGACGACGATTAAGAACAGAAAAGCACAGCGGACCGCGAACATTGTAGAACTGTTGAAGGTCAGCAAGTACCGTCGCATCCTCACAGGTTCGCCCATCACAAAGTCCCCGATGGATTTGTTTAGCCAGTGCGCGTTTCTGTCCCCCAAGGCGCTTGGTATCAACTCGTACTATGGCTACCAGAATCGTTACGCCGTTGTGCAGAAGCGCACGATGGGTCACAAGAGCTTTAATGAGATTACCGGCTACCGTCGTCTGGATGAGCTAAATGAAAAACTCGATAAGTTCAGCAACCGCGTACTCAAGTCCGACTGTCTGGATTTGCCAGATAAAGTCTACATGCGGCGCAACGTCAGCCTGACCGATGAGCAAGCCAAAGCCTACAAACAAATGCAGAAACTTGCTCTGGCAAAGCTAGAGTCCGGAGAGTTATCCACAACTGCGTCGGTATTAACCCAAATTATGCGATTACAGCAAATTTGTTGTGGACATCTTCCTGACGATGCCGGTGATTTGCACACTTTAAAAAGCAATCGTTTGTCAGAACTGCTTGATATTATTGAAGAAACTTCGGGCAAGATCATTATCTGGGCAACCTTTACGCATGATCTAAAAATTATTCATTCAGAGCTAACCAAGAAATATGGCGAAGGCTCGTCCCGTATCTACTTTGGCGAGACGCCGCAAGATGAACGGCAGGAGATTGTTGAAACGTTCCAAGATCCTAACAGCGAGCTACGGTTCTTTGTTGGTCAGCCCCGCACAGGGGGCTACGGGATTACCCTGACCGAAGCAGGCACTATGATCTACTACAATAACGGTTATGACTTAGAGATACGCTTGCAATCAGAAGATCGCGCCCACCGGATTGGGCAAGGAAAAAACGTCACTTACATTGATATCGTCACGCCGCATACCGTGGATGAGAAAATACTCAGTGCGCTACGCGACAAGATTGATATTGCAGGTCAAGTGCTTGGGGAAGAAACCAAGACTTGGTTATTATGACGGTTGACCGATCAACCTAAAATTAAATAAAGGCGCGATACCCTGTGTTGTAACAGGGTTTTGCATTTGCGGTGGTGGGTACATCATAGCGTTTTGCATCATGGGATTCATTCCCATCGTAGGCTGTACCATACCGCCATCCGCAAACATTGTAGGCTGAAAAGCAAATCCACCTAAGCCCCCGCCGGGACCTGTGTCGCCCATAAACATGCTCATCGCAGTAGAAGCCCCTTGTTGCCTAGCTTTGTGGCGCCTTGCGGCATCGTTTGCATATCTCTGAGCTTGAGTATGATATTTGTCGTATTCAGCTTGAAATTTTTTGATGTCGTCTTCCGTGAAAGGAAGCTCTTTATCTCGCGGGCCTTTGTTCCATTCGGCAATTTGTGAATTGTAATCTTTTGCTTGTTCAGAATACTTATCTAACCGCTTGTTTCGTTTAGCTAACTCACGTCTCAACGCAGAATATTGACGGACCCGAGGAGTAATGCTCGGGGAAGCATTGCTCCTTTCAAAGCGGTCATATATCCGGTTAAAAACACTAGGCATTAGACTCTCCGTCGCATGAGGGTTGCGATGCCCGAATTAGGGACCGCCCCACCCTCGGCAAAGTTCATTTTGAACTGAAGGGCTCTTTCTAAATCCATTGGGTTGATACTTAGTTGACCATAAGGACCCTCTGGAGATCCAAAGTTGATTCCGCCTGTTGAAACATTAACGCCGGGAGCAATATCCAATCCAGCTCTAGCCTGATTGTAAACATCCGCAACAGTTGTAAGCGCATTACCCATAAAATCTTTTGGAGATTGAGCCGAATTGAAGTTTACATTATTAAGGCCAAAGTCTTGTTGAGGACTCGCTATAGAAGTTCCGCCAAGTCCGCCAAGGCCCCCGATTGCATTCTGTATCTCAGCTTGAAAACCTCCGCCAATACCTGTCAATTGAGAAGGGTTAAGGCTTGCTGACATCGGAGAGGCTTCAGCCAAAGCTTTTTGTGTTTCATAAGGATTGGTTACTTGGCCAAGTTGCATGGCGCGTTGTTCAAAAGCTGTTTTAGCGGCTTCTTGTATCGCATCCATCTTGTCTTTTGGCTGATTAAAGTTATAAGTGTTTGCCGGACGGCTTTCAGTACTGTTTTCACCGGCGAAACCGCCACCGCCGCCACCACCGCCGCCACCGCCGAAACAGTGCATTGAGGTTTCAGGGTCAAAGCCAATCTGGCGTTGTTTTACGATGCCATCTTCAAACATAATTCATCTCGTCTCTTTGCTATGCGTCCCAAGCGGTCTTTTGCATACCGGAAAAAATGACATTCGCCTTTGACTGTCCCATATTGGGCCTGCAAAGTCTTGCCTGCATCCTTTACACATTGTCTCACATTTTTAAACGCAATAAAGTCAATGGCGTATAAACGGCCATCCTCCGGTCCGGTTTGCCAATCGCTTGGTTGCAACTTATCTGTTTTTGTCAGATACCCAAGCTCTGTACATTCCGTTAAAAACGTGTAGGTAAAAAAGCCTATTGGCTCCTCACCATCGTAGAAAAACTGAATCCTGTTGTTTTCAATGGCAGGAGTTATCCAGTCTTCCAGATCAGAAATAAACCACGGGCGATGGAAGTCGGACCTCATCATCAAGCTAACTGCCAGTCCGAGTTCGTTCATGAGAACAAGCTTCCTATGCCGCCGGCCGCTCCCAAGATCGGATCGTTAGGGAACATTGCCGCTAACTGCTGACGTTGCTGTGGATTTGCCGCGCCTTGTGGTGGTGCGGGTTGTGGTGCGGGGGCCTGTGCAACAGGAGCGGGAGCAGGAGCCGCGGGCCGTGGTTGAATCACCGTCGGCTGTGAGCGAGCAAACCGCTGTGCCATCAGGTTCTGCTGTGGTGCTTGCGGAGTTACAGAAGCCCCGAAATTGTCTAAGTCTGGCTCTTCAGCCTCTTCTATAACCGCTCTTTCAGCATAAGGAAGTCTTCGGCCAGCTTGAGAAATAGTTCCGCTGATTGCGCTTTCTATTGCTTTAAAGGTGTTTTTAGCATCTTTCGCATCTTTAATTTCTCGCATCATTAACGCCATTAATCGTGGATTTTGCATCATCTCGACCATGAAGTTAACTTTAGCCGTTTCTGGCGCGCGCAAAAGCATGTTGACTACGATATCGGAGCCACTTTCCGCCGCAATAATTCCACCGCCAATTCCACTGGGCGGCGTTATGCCAATTTTTTTCAGCATCCCTTCTAAGGTGTTTTGTACTTGTAAACCAAAAGTGGCGCCAAGAATCTTAGTCATCATCATCTTGGACGCTGTTGGATTTTTAAACAATATTTTTTCTTGCTGACCTGTAGCAAAAGCCGCTTCAACGTCAATCATTTCTGCTAAGTTTTTCTTAATTAGACCAACTTCATCTTCACCAATTAGTTTATTACTTTTCATCCAGTCTATGATGGTAAAGTCTTTGCCCTCTTTAGACGCCGCAAACTTCAATGGTTGAAATAGAAAATCAGACATTTTTTTGGGGCTAAAGCTGAAACCTGTTCCACCCGATTGCGTAATCGCGACATCAAAAATAGATCCTCGTAAGGCTTTAAAGACATCCGATTTAAATTCTTCCAAGCCTTCTTTTCCAAACGGTTGGTTTGTTTTCGGATTGATCGAGTTTGCATCCATGCCGTCAATTAAACGTCTTAACTCATTAAGCCCCGTGCTTGGATTTTTACCCGTCAATATTCTAGAAACGCCTAAACTGGCTTTTTCTCCCCCAAGAAACCCTTCTAATACGGAACGAGTTAACAGTTCCTCATCAGTTGCTTCTCGGAACAACGTAGAGTTTGCTAATCGTTGAGCACTTTCTACTGTAGACAGGTCTTGAGCCAAGCTGGGGAAAATGCTCATTAACCGTTGCACTTCAGGATTGTTCCGGTAGTCCTCTAGTTTTTTGGGATCAACTACATAAGTGATATCCCCTGTTTCTTTGTCTACGCGCTTGCTAAGAATTTTCTTTTGAGCGTCATTAACCAGTTTAAACATTAGATCTGGAATATCTTCGCCGGCTTTCAAATCCTCTATAAAAGTAGGAAATTCAGTCTTATCTAACTGATATGAAGGTGCATCTACGGATCCCCCTGCTTGAGCTTTCATAAAAGCAGGTACGTTTAAAATCTGTTCAACGCGATTTACCAGAGGGTTATCGCCTCCTTGGAAAAGGCGATGAGCAAACACTGACGGATCCATTCTTAAATCGCGGGTTTCCGAGCTATACTTTTGCATTTCGCCTAATATGCCTTGATTCCAAACAGCGTTCCGCGCTTTCGTATATTCTCTAGCGGAGTTGTATGCCTTAATGGCCTTTTCTCCGGTTCCGGCCGGGAGTTGATCCAATGGAGTTCCCACAAGATCTTGTAAAATTGCGGCCGCATACCTGTCTAAACGTTTAGCCAAGCTGTTCTTTCCCGCCGCTCGTGCTTCTGCCGCTCGATCTAAAATAGCACTTCGGTATTCATACATTTTTTCAAACGTAAACGGAGGAGGATTTAACGGATCAGAAGCCGGAGCAGTTGTTCCCGCAGTTGTTCCCGCAGTCGTTGAAGCGGCAGTTGTTCCTTGAGCCGCGGTAGGTGGAGTAAATACAAAGTCTCCCCCCTGCGACATGCGAACGCGAGTCATCGCAATCGCTTCCTGAACATTGTTTGGACCCGCTAAGGGTACGGTATCTGATGTCGCCCCTGCACGGTAGGCATCCGGCCCAACCCCGTTAATAATTGTGGCCGTATACGGGGTTACTCTATCTGTCGGATCTAGCCGTAGTTCAACCTTATTACCGTTGGAATCGACAACTGTCGTAACAAACCCTTTTTCTTCCCCGCGTCTTTGAAAAACACGGAAGCCCGACGGAGCATCGCCTCTGTCTGGCATCATGTTCAAGGCAGGTTGGTAAATAGACGTCTTTTCTTTTCCTAAACCAGAAAGCGCCGTATCCGCGGCTCCTCCGGCAGTTGAGTCAGCGGCTCCTGCGCCTGCGCCTGCTCCCCTTCCATAGAAAGTACGCATTTCTTCCAGTTCGAGCATGGCATCGCCAAGGGCTCTGTTAAAATCAGCCTCGGCTGTTTTTGACGCAAATTTAATACCCCCATCATCCATTCTTACGTCAAAGATCCTAAGCATGTTTGGAACATCAACTTCTGATCCATCTACTGCAAAAAATCGTTCAACGCTAAAGTCAGGGATTTGTTGCCAAAGCTGTCTTTCTCGGCCTTTAGAAATAGCAAGCTGATTCATCAATACTTCGTAGACTCTATCTGAAAAAAGATTCCTTTGGCTTTCTCCGAGATTTTCACCTGTTCCGTATACACGTTTAAAAGCTTCTGCAAGACGGGTTAATGAAAGCGTTGTTTCATCAAGAATGTTTTGTTCAAACAACTTTCGTTGAATTAAAGCCGCCATCGCTAAATCTTCAGGTTTTCCGGACTTGTTCAACATCAACAATGCAGATTTAGCGGCTTGAATAAAGCTTTCTCGACCTTTATCGCTGGACAGAGCTAATTCGTCACTGCTTCGTTTTAACTCATTTTCCATTACGCTTAACGCTTTTGCTCCGGGAACTCCGGCCGCTTGAGCCAAACTGGCCGTAGTTAACTGAGCAGACCCTTCTCCCGCAACTTGGAATTTTGGATCATTTGCCGCTTTTTCTAAAAGACGAATAAACCCGGTCATCGGGTCAATTTCTTCATACCCTTGTTCACGGAACGCCCGCATTTGTTCAACTAAATCTGGGGCAGTTTCTGGTAAAATCTTGAGATCCCCATCCGCATTAATCATCATTGGGCCTACGGGTCTTTCGGCTTGCGGATCCGTAAAGGCCATTTCCATTACAGAATAAACTCTTCGGCCAGCATCCTGTTTCATGGATTGCTCAAAAAGACCCTGAGATTCCCCTGTGTAATATTTTTTGGCTAAGTTATAGACGTTCTTAATCGCATCTGGTCCCCACTGCACAATTGGCTTTGCGGCAAGGGGAACTAACGCCGCTCCCGTTATTTCGCTCAAAAAACGAAATCCGTTACTTCCGGGGAACGCCGTTTCAGATCCATAAGCACCAAGTCCAGCACCGCCTATGGCTAAAGTCTCAAACCCGAGAAAGACTCCGGGGTGGTTCCGCGCATTTATCATGCTACGTTCAATCCCTTCGCCTGCGGCTGAAATCATTCTAACGCCAACAGGTCCCTTAGTTGGGTCAAACAATTTTCCACTAGGATTAAATCGTGTAACCCCCAAAGGAATACCTTCTCCTTGTCTAGAAAACATTACTCCCGGAGGATTTCTTTGTAATTCTACCGCTCGTTGCATTTGTTTTACGGTGAGACCCGCTTCTTTCGCGGCGGCTTCAATGGCGTCGTCAGCAATATTGGCAAATCGTTCGCCTTGAGCAACTTGTTTAAAATTGGTCAAGAAATTAACGGCACCGGTGCCTTGCATAGCCTTAACCGGCCAAAGCATGGGAGTTGCAAGACTGCTTACACCAAAAGTCAAAGTTTCCCCTAAATTGTTACTAGCCTTTAGTGTAGGGACCACAGGAGCTTTAGGACCGATTAACGCTTCTCCGGCTTCTCTTCCTGCAAAATATCCTGCAATTCCTCCCGCCGTTGCGCCTCCTAGATATATGGCCGTTCCAAGGTAAGGGGAAACCGGCATTAAAGGCGCGGCCCACGGTGTTACTGCTTTTATACCTGTCGTAACTCCAAGCGTTACCCCCGTAGCAGGCCCTATCTCGTTTTTAGCCCCGTGCCACAGGGCATCTAAATTGTAAGAAGGGTCTGGGTCCGCCTCGTTCTTCCAGTATTTCCCGAAATCTTGCACGTTACTAAAAAGAGACAGCATAGCTTCGTCTTTTAATCCCCGTTTTTCTGGGGCAACGTTTTCATATTGTGGAAACAAATCAAATAACGGGGCAGTTCCGTCTTTTAACGTTTCATAAGAAAAAAGACCGGGCTGGTAGTTTTGAGTAGCGGTATCAACTACCCCCGTTGTTATATTATGAACTCCGATTTCTTTAACTAGGGTGTTAAAATTTTCCGCAGTGAATTCAACATCATATAAGGGCCTATCCACGTTTGGAACGGGATAACTTGACCCTCCAACAGTAATTGAAGGTGGAGCGGCGGATTGAGCGGTTGGAGTTTGCTGTGCCATGTTCTACCTTCCCTTATTGTGGTGATGCCGTAGGACTACGAAGAGTTGAGTATTGTTGGATCAGGTTTCTAGCATCACTTCTGGACAGCGGCTGTTCGCTTGATCCAGTAGCACCTCTAGCCAAATGTGCCCTATACGAATCTTCAAACGCCGTTAATTCTGCGATTAAATCAGTTACTTTTTTCATATTTGCCCGGTACTTAGTAACTTGCGCTTCGGTATATCCTGTTGGATCCCCGCCGTACTCAGGAACAATACCCGCTCCCATATTCCAAGCTCGACCCAACTGTTTTCTGGTCGTAGTGATTGTACCAAGAGCTTTTTCATCACTCTTAAACATGCCCGGAGTAAATCCTTCAATTTCCTGATTAATTGCGTCTTGAACAGATTTGAGCATCCTGTCATCAACGCCAATGTTAGTAATCAGCATCATGACTTCGTTACGCAATGCAATCAGGTCGCGCTCTGCTTGCACAAGTTCCGCGCCTTGCTCAGACATTGGAGCCCCGCCAAGTTCGCGAGTATTTTCTGAAAAATAATTACTGACACGTTGAGCAATTTCACCAATACCGGTTGCTCTTTCATAACGAATAGATGGGTTAAACAAAGTAGTTGGTAAACGTCTCCAGTTTGGCGCGTCTAAATCAATAGAACCGTTTGCGCTTTTAAGAGAGGTATAGAAAGAAGGCGTGTTTAAAGGAATCGCTAGTTCATTAGGAGCGGCACCTTCCGCCGCAACTGGGTTAAGCGCACCAACCATCGCCGTGCCCGTCATATTTGGAACTGCAAGATTCAAGGATTGACGGGATCTGATCGCGTCAACAACTTCTTGTGGGAAGTTCATGCCTTGGATAACGACATTTCGGCCAAGCTCAGAATTCCAGCCCGTTGTTGGTTGTGCGGCCTTACTAATTGCCATGTTGAGCTTCAGCGTTAAGCCTTCATCCAGAGTGCCGTCAGCATATTGACGTAGTTTTTCTGGATCTCCAAGAAGATCAATAAGCCGAGATTCAAACCCACGACCGAATGTTGCTCCGGGGCTATTATCCGCTTCGCCTGTGCCAACAAGTCCGTCAGAAAGGGCTTGTTTGATTTGTTTTTGAGCATCAGGAGCATTAGCAATAATTGTGCGTATTTCTCCAGTTTCCGGATGATAGAAATTTCGGGTAACCACCGTTTGAGGAGTAGCTTCATCCCCCTCCAATATAGAGCCGGTACTAATATGCGCTTGAATTGTAGCTCTATCCGCCGGATTATTCCTATCAAATGTCTGACGTTTTGTTGGGTCGTCTGGATCAACCAAAGTGATTAAATCCATAGATGTAGCCCCTTCTGTCCCGGACACTACATAACCGCCTTGCCGTAAGAAGTCTGCCATAGACCGCTCTTCTGGGTCGTTTAGATCTAACGTCTTACGATTATTTGGATTAGATGGATCCACAAATGTTTTAAGGTCTTGTGTAAGATCTGGTTCTTTACCTTGTTCAACCCATCCCAACGTTTTGAGAGTTTTAAGTTGTTCAATATCGTCTGGGTTTTTAAGATCCAACATCTTTGTATTTTTTGGATTAGCTGGATCAACGAACGTTTTCATGTCTGGACTAATGTCCGGAGCTTTACCCTGTAAAACGTATCCTCTATTTTGAGTAAGATCTCGGTACCTAGCATAGTCTGCCGGAATTAATGGATCCAGCATGACTGTCTTTTTCGGATCTGTCGGATCTACTAAGACTACTGGATCAGATAGCTTTGAATTAACCGCGTCACTGGCTTTAACATAACGAGATTCCTGCAACTGTTTAAACATGTCGTACTGTTGAGGAAGGGCTAAATTTAGCGTTCTACGATCAAACGGGTTTGTAGGATTAATCATAGTGACTAGATCTGCGCTTCTAGTCATTGGAGCATTTCCAGCCTCAACAAACCCTTGATCTTGGGTTAATTCTTTAATTCGTTGTGCTTGTGTAGGGTCCGACGGGTTTAAGGTTATTGCAGTAGACATCGGATTTGACGCATTTCGGTCTACTAAAGTGACTAATGAAGGTTTAGCCGGAGTTTTTTCTTCACCAACTTTAAATGGGCTTCCGTCTGGATATCGCGCTTTAGCCGCGGCCATTTCTTGACGTCCGCTAAAACTTTTCATGTTAAACGGACCGTAAGTTGTATCGCCTACTTTCCAAACATAGCCTAAATAATCATCGCCTTGCTTTAACAACGCTTCTCGATAATCCGCCGCCGCTTTCTGTTTCGCGGCCAAAGACGTTTCTGCCGACTGCAATGCCGCCAGATCAACTTTCTGTTGCTGTTCGTTTTGTGCCGCGGTCCGCGCTCCGATTTTCGGGAACAACTGGGTTTCTACCGTCGCCTCTGCCAAACGCTCGGCAGGGGACATGCCCGGACGTGATCCAGCCGTACCGAATGCAAGCGCAGTGTTTGCAATGTCAAACAGTATTTGCGCTCGTGTCATTTTTCGCTGTTGTTCCGGATCCCCCAAAATGCCGCGATAAGTGTTCCGTCGGTCTTGGAATTCTTCTTGCAAAGTCGGTACTTCTGGCATCAAAAATTGTGCGGCAGTTGGTTGTTGAGCAGATTGATTCCGCATCGCTTGAAGTCCTCTCGCAGTTCCGCGAAGAGCCGCCGATTGGTATTGATCTTGCGTTAATCCGGAAGACAACAACTCGTCATAAGAAGGAAAAGGAAAGGGTAACGATCCAATACCATTATTGACGGCCATATTAGCCTCCCATCATTGACATAATCCCGCCGGCCATATCGCCTTGTACGGGTTCTTGCATCTCTTGCTGTGCTAAAAAGCCGATGCCTTGATCCATGTTTTGATCGATTTCTTCAGGAGACATCTCATTCATTGCCATTACAGGCTGAAGAAGTACCAAAACTGAATCCGGGGTGCGTGCGGCGTCTTCTTCGCCTACAACCATCGCAAGTTCTGCACGGCGATCTGACATCGTAGCCTGATCCCCGCGAACAGCATCCATCATTGATTCAGGGGAATCAGAATTTTCAATATCACCAAGTGACTGAGAGGCTTCTTCCAAAGAACCTTGAACAAAAGCCATCCCCTCTGGATCCAACCCTTCGCCCATCGTCATTGCAAGGTTTTCTGGGTTAACTTCTAGCCCCTCTGAACTCATCTCATCCATTGCACCCGGCGCCATCATTGTGTCTTGTGCCATCATTGCGTCCATTGGTTCACCGCCTTCTGCCATACCTGTAGCATCTGTAAACATTGTTTCTTCTTGCGGAATAACTTCGCCAAGGTCCGTGGTTGACGTTCCGCCATACCCGCCCGCTGTTGGGGTAGATTGTGCCATTGCGTAGTAATCACCGCCTGCGATTTGACCTAGCGCGTCTTTAACGCCTTCGCCAATACCCATCAAATCACTAGCGTATCCGATTAAACCGCCGTCCGCATACTTCTGAACCACTCCGCCTTTGGCAAACATTTGACGATTACCAACCGCACCAAGATTGTTCATCTGAGTTGATTGAGCCGGTTGAGCCGGTTGAGCTTGTTGCACTAGAGTACCGAGCGGTCCTTGCATTTGAGCTTGGTGTTGCATCGTAGGAAATACGCCGCCCATACCTCCGGGAGGAACTGGTAAAGGACCTGTACCGCCCATGCCGGGATAGCCGCCCATACCTCCGGGAGGAACTGGTAAAGGACCTGTACCGCCCATGCCGGGATAGCCGCCTCCTAAACGTCCGCCGGGAAAACCTTGGGGTATAGAGGGGAAACTTCCGCTGGGGAAACGTCCACGTCCGCCAAAGAAACGTCGGTTAATACCTCCCGGAGGTATGCCCGGATTAACCATTGGAGGGCGTGGCATACCGCCCGGAGACCCGCCGCCCGGAGGCATACCGGGGTTAATCACAGGAGGGCGTGGCATACCGCCCGGGGATCCGCCGCCCGGAGGCATAGGAAAACGTGGTCTTGGTCTAGGCATACCGCCAGAAAATCCCGGTAAGCTAGAAATAAGGTCTGCGGGATTGGAACCGCCAAGTAATAAATTTAAATTTCGTCTTCCCGGAAAAGCCATTAGAACAACCCTGCCTCTTTAGCACCCGCCGCGGCACTCAGCCCTCCAATACCTAATCCTAAATATGTTTGGAAAGGTGAGGCTTGTGGCGCAGTCGTTGAAGTTAACGACATCTGTGAAGACGGCGCTCCTTTATAAATATCTGACAAAAATGCAAGATTCTGATAAGGCTGATACAAGCTTTGTAGATCACTCATGCGCTCTGCTTCAAGAACTGCCTGATCCTGCGCTTGCTGAGCTTTACCGGCATCGTATAAATATTGAGTTTCTCTTTGACCAAGCTGTTGAAGCAACTCGCCAAGACCGGCCTGCTGTAAAGCCAAGGTGCCCAGTGCTTGTCCCCCTTGTAAGCTACGGTCCATCATTCCAGAAGCCGCTTGTTGCGCGTTCATATACGCATCCGCTTGCGCCTTAGCTAAAGCACCTACGCGGTCACGGTCAATTTCATTCTGCAATAAAGCCGCCCGAGATCCACCAAAAGCGCCTTGACCAATAGATTGTCCGGTTTGTTGAGCCTGCTGAATGTCATAAGCTCTGTTAATCTCAGACCCAACAGCATCCATATAGGGTGTCATATACTGTTGTGTTAATTCTGTAAGCTGACTTGGGTCTACTCCAGACGTTAAAGCGCCATAAGAAGCCGCTGAAGCAACATCAGCATCCGTCATGTACGGCTCATACGCTCCAATCCCTTGCTCCGCCAATTCCAAAGCCCGAGTCTGTAGCGGATCCATCCCAGCAATTTGATAAATAGGAAGCTCGTCCGCTAAATCTTTTTGCGATAATGCTTGCGCTTCTTTTAAAAGCGCTAGCTTATAGGCTTCAATTTTAGGATCTTCTTTGACAATCTGTATGGTCGTATCTTTAGCCATTACGCCATTCTCCGTCCTTTGGTTTCAAGCCCTCGCATCATCGAGTACATGTTCTGAATGCCGTTGTTTAGACTTCCGTTACCAAGGCCCCGGACCGCATCTTTTGTCATTACAAACTCACCGGGCATTAGCAATGCGCGTACACTATCGCGGTTAGGGGTGCCCTCATTAGGCATAATCCCGCCATTTCTGCGGGGATAAACCTGACCGCCGGCGGCGGCGCGGAAGATACCATCGGTTCTTCCTCGGGTTCCACCACCGTAGCCGCCTAGCTGACGACTAGACTCAACTAAGAAGTTTCTGTCAGAGGCCAGTTTTGGATCTAACCCAATAACTTGTCCTGTTACAGGATCAATTCCGCTGATGAGGTAATCATCCGGATTCTGAGCAATTAAATCTTCACCAGATAGTTCAAAATCCTCAGCCCCCTCGGGCTCTTCCTCTGGAGGAGTGTCAAAGAACCCAAGGGCCGCGGCCCCCGCTGTTCCTGCCGCGGCTAACGGTCCGTAGCTTGCAATTAAGCCGGGTCCCATGCTTGAAGCAGTTACATTACTCATTGCTTTTTTCGCAATATTCTCTGCAACTGCCGGAGTAGAACCGTTCGATATTGCTGTTTGATACGCCTTATTGTAGGTACTTGCTTGTTGCGCGGCCACCTGCTCTGCCGTTGGTCCAGAAGGAAGGAACGCTTCGCTAATATTACCTTCGGAAAGGTTTTGTAAAAACCCTTTGGGTTCATAGGCGCTCTGAGTAACAACGTCTCCCGCAGGGGGTGTCAAAGTGTTTTGCGTAACAACGTCTGTCGTAGGGGTTGTCAACGGATTAGTAGGGGTTGTCAAAGTGTTTGCTGAACCAGACATTGCGGAATCATATAATTGAGCGTCGCTCACCGAACTCGTAGGAGTAGTCAACGCATCCGTAGATGGAGAAACCGGATATTGAGAGGCAGTCTGAACGTTCATTGCCGCTTCTCTCGCCGCTTCGGTAGTCAAGGGGCCAGTAGAGGGTGGTTCAATATAGGCCGTACCTCCTTCACTAGCAGGACCAGCCTTCATGTTAGACATAGAGAAGCCCGAGAAGTCTCCGGTTGCGGCTCTACCGAGGCTATCAAAACCTGCTTTAAGGTTTGCCGTATTTCCAGCATTTTTAACGCCTTCCATAAAGCCGCCACCGCCTAGTTTTGAGGTAACTCCTGCGCCAAGAGCCCCGATACCGCCGCTAATTAACGCGGACTTAAAGGCGTCTTTTATATTGCCGCCCTGTATTAAAGTGCTAATACCCGAGCCAAGAGCCGCACCATAAATTGGTCCGAACAGCGCTGTTCCTACAATTGGAAGAACAATCGGAGCAACTTTTTTGAGGACTTTGCCGACAGACTTGAACGCTTTTGAAACGCCTTTTCCGATATTAGAGACCGCCTTTCTTACCTGCTTTAAAGGGTTCCAAAATTCAGGCATTCCAGTCATCGGGTTTAATGAGTTTGCGTCAGACCCAACAACAAAGCGTTCTGGCTCTTCAATGCCCATTTCACGAAGATGGCTAAAGATAGATTCTTTAAGCTCTGGACTTTGATCAATTAACATTTTGGGAACAACCAGCTCGCCAGTTTCGGCGTGTACGATATGATCGTCGCCATAACGACCGTAAGAGGCCATTTTTCTAGCAATTGGTTTAAATTCAGCAATGCCTTGTGTGCCGAAAGTTTGCTCTGTTTCGGCTTCTTCTAAAGCATCAAGCTCTTCATCTGAAAAGATAAAATCTGCGATGCCCCCGGCAGGCATTAGCTCCTCTTGAAGTGCTGTTGCGGCCATTTTTTGCTCCATCGCCAGTTATACCGGCATCTTACCTTGGTTAAGTATACTTTGTTTAGTCTATTTCGTAAAAAAATGCTTTAAATTCAATTATCCAACCCGCCATATCTGGGCTTCTGCGTGAATCGTATCGAAAGCGTCTCCGGGATCTGCGTCAAGACCGAGGCCGTTAGTAGCTCTAGTTGTTTGAACAGTCATAACCATTTGAAGAGTGCTTTCTTCTTCTAGCGAAAAGAATCCACAGAAGTTTGAAGCGCACTGGTTTGGATATGTTGGGTTTGAATAACTAATCCCGCCTAATATTTCTGGGGTAGAAGTGGTTGCGTTATAGAGACTCTGCCTGAATCGTCCGCAATCATACCCACTGCCGTAGCCAATTGCGTAGTAGTCACCGGCAGGTAACGTAATATCTGTACCGGATACAGTGCAGTCGTCAATTGTATTGACAATTTCTGTCAGAGGTCGGGTGTTTAAAACGCCCAACGTAGCCGTGCCACCATTGACGTTAAACGCTGTTCTGTGTTGTACAGATAAACGGCTGTTGCCTAGAGGTGCCCAGATCTTATACCCCGCTATGGCTAAGTGGCCGCCATCATTCCAAACTTCATCTGTAGCCAGACCTGTCTTACTTGTTGGCAGTTGTGTTAACGCCATTGTAGTGTGTCTAGCATCTCCCGGATTTTGCATTTGCTCCAAATAAATAGAGAACTGACGAACCAGTTCGTCCATGTATTGTTTGTTGTACTCCTCCGGAGCAATCGGGAAGAACGGTAGTGTTAAACGACGGCTAGTCATTAGCGGCGCCCGTCCGGACGGACATCAATTCTTGGAGACCCTAGTCGCCATTGACATCCTAGTTGATTAGAAGACAGCCTCATTGCAAAAGATCGTCCGCGTAATCGAACAAACGTCTGTTCTGTAAATTGCTCTACAGGTACTGTTGCTGTTCTTGTAACGGTGCTATCTGTGGACTTAGTGTAATCGCCTCCGGGAAAATTTCGGACTTTTAGAGTAAAGTCTACCGCAGGTGATTCTGCGGAACTTCCGCTAAACTTAACATCCGGAATAAGGCGGCTGATAAACGAAAACTGATCTCCCTCGCCTAAATCTATTTGCGAAGACTCGATAAACGCTCCTAACGCTGATCCATCATCATTTAACCCTGACTCATGTGAGTACAAATAGTTTCCTGTGTTATCTGTTGATTGCGCGGCAACCGGGTATTGCGGTACGCCAAGATCAATCCAAGCAGTACGGTTAATTGATCCGTAATACCAGATGTTTTGAACATAATTAAAAACCACATAGCTGTCATTTTCTTCGGATTCAGCAGATGGGTAGAACCACCAGATTTCATTAAACGACGAGTTCACGCCGGCGCAAATCTTGTCCCGCTGTAAATAGTTAAGATTATCAAACACATAGGACTTAACAGAACAGGGGATAACCTGTACAGAACCTTGGAAAGTGTAGAAACTTTCATTGCCCATCCAAAACACTTGATCGCCTACTGCTACCGCAGATAATGGCGATATGATGGTCGTGTTGTTGGACACCTGAGTCTGGCCAAATACAAAGGGTTGACCCAAAAACTGCATCGTATGAAGAGATACATCAGTCCAAACCAAAATCTGCTGACGTGTTTCAATTGCAGTCACAATTTGAGAACCAGAACTGATCCGTAGATCCCCTGCAAAGTTATCCACAGTCGGATACCAAACGCCGGGATCTTCTACATCAGAAAAACGAATAAGAAGTGGATCTTGTGTCCCAAGGTTATCTCCTGAATCCGCCCCAAACGCAATGGTGATTCGGTTCTGGTTATGGACAATGACCTTGCGGCAAACTGTCGGAGTGTAACCATCCGATTGCTGGTTTCCAACACTCACAGCTCCTGTGGTTGCGGCGTCAACCGAAATATCGGTGATAGTCGAAAATTTGTATATTCCAACTACATACCCCGCATTTGGGCCTGCCAGAGTTTCTGTTTGCGCGTTACCGTTAACATCCGTCCCTGTAATAGTAAAAGTGACGCTTGTTTCATCCGATACCGAATTGATAACTACATACTGAGAAGGACTTAAAGTTACCGTACCCGAGGTCAGGGTTAATGACCCAGCCCCTCCGGGGGTCTGGCTTGCCGCAACACTTTCATCAACGCGACCTAGCTCTGTTAAGTCGATTGCGCGGCCAAACGGGTTAGTCGAGGCTTTTGCGCTAGTGTCCCAATAATAAATAGACGAATCATTAGGTACTAAAAGCAGATCTTCGCCAAAATTATCGTGTGTCCAGTAACGTAGTTTTGCGTTAACGGCTGTTAACGGCGTAGACGATCCCCACGCTCCGCGTGACCACGTTCCTGCTCCCCAGCCGTTACCGCCTACCGTGGTGTCCAATCCGGTGTTGATTTGATATTCGCCAACAATAGATGTCCCGCCGGTTCCTGTGTCAGAGGCTGTTGCCGCAACGCCGACATCAATTGTGTATGAGTTTCCGTCTGGAGCGACTGTAATAATTTGATGCTCTACATTCAGGACATCCGCTGTAATGTCTCCGCCAAGAGACACCGCACCAGAAAAAGTCACGAAATCGTCATTTACAGCGCCACAGCTTGTATGCAGTATGGTAAGGATGCTAGATCCAGTAACAGTTGATCCGTTGTCAACGGTGACATCCCCAGCGTCTGTCGTCAGTCGAATTGGAGTAATGTCGTTATAGGCTCCGCCTTCCAAAGCATAATATTTAAGATGTGTGCCTACACCAATATATGCGGAACCATCTAAGGAGTTCCATGCGTGTAAGGCACGACAAGACCCTTGATAGGTGTTTTGAGAAAGCTTATCCCATCCGCCAATTTTTTCCGGGAATCCAAACCGAAACCGGACTCGATTACAATCGACCCAACCGCCTTCATTAGAATATGAGGTGATTTCTCTGTTAACTCCCGGCTTGAACTGTAACTTAGTTAACATAATGGCGCTCCGTTAAGTCAGCGGGATTCTAAAAAGAGTTGGGTCAGCCGCTCCAAGAGTAGTGTCTGCATTTCTTGAACGATAGAAAAAGATTTCGGTATTATCCACACTAACACCAATTGCTTCCGTTGGCCTTTCATTCCAAGGGTCATAAAGTATAAATTGACCCATGTTAATAATCGGAAAATCTGTAGTAATGTCAACTGAGGGAAGGGTAAACGCCGTTTCTAGTTCGTGGATATGCACATTCGCGGCAATTTGATCATAAATATATAAACGTGTTCCATCTTTGCTAAAGTCAAAGTGCGCTGAAATATTGACTTTTTCATACTGAGTTTTTGTTGTGTAAGAACCGGCACTTGTAATGTCCCAAGCCGTGGATAATGGGTATTCGTAAAAATTACTGCGACCAGTAGCGTCAGAATCTTCCGCACACGTCATAACAAAAAGCTTGTATCCCGTTCGGTCAAATTTAGCACAGGAAGGCACTTCGTCTGTTGTAAGATCAGACGAAAGATCTAAAGTCGCATACGTTTGTGTTGTAGCCGTTCCCGGTAAAAAGCCAGTTCCGTCCAAAGTTACTGTATAAACTTCTTGATCTGTACCGTCGGTATCTTTTGCCGCAATCAAGTAAATAAGCCCCGTCGGATCTACTTGAACAGAAGTTGGGTTATTCGTCCAAGGTGTAGCACTTGTAAAGTCAAAGGAACTGATGTTTGTGCCGTCCATTGGAGGATCATAAGCATCATCACATGCAATGGTCATAATGGTGTCTGTACCAGACTCCCTAACCATAATTGCGTATTTACCATTATCTGAGAAATTAAATGTCGTGAAATTGATTGCACCAGCAACGGCGTTTTCTGTTTCGTAAGCAGTATTAGTCAAAGTGCTAATAAACCCGTAATCGTCATCAGACGTTCCTGACTTATTGTCATATTCATAAACATTCCCGCCTGCGATAAAAACAAACGCTTTGCCTTCTGAAAAATAATCCGCTCCTAAAATGGCCGGAGTGCTTATTTTATCTAAATCGGAATTTGTGCGTAATAGAAAAGGAAAAGCAGGGCTATTAAATAAGGTTGTCGGAAGTAAGTTTTTAGCACTGACGGTTCCTCGATGGACCCATACTAAAGCCCCCGAAGTGTTATAGTAAAATCCCGCGGACTCACTCGTAGAAAAAGAGTCCACTACAAATCCACCAGAGTTGATATAAGTCGGTAAGTAACTGGTGAATACATACGAACCCGAGGAGCTTAACGTGGAAATGTCATAGTCCGTTCCGAAGGTAAATTTATGCACATGCGTCGTTGTACTATTAAACCGTCCAAGCCAGATCGTTTCTCCTCCGTTATTGTTGTCACGATCTTTAGCTAAATTTAAGAACAAAGCATCGTTAAGGCCGATTTCCACGGCATCTACATAAGTAAGCGAGCTTATATCTTCGGCAGATCCCAAATCGTACTGCCATATTTTGCAAGTAACACTAAAAAAGTTTGTAGTTAATACATATAAATGCGTGTCCCACACCGCAATATCTTCAATATCATCAGTACCTATCTGAGCCGAAATATCTTGTGTGGTGTCTAAAGTTGCCCCCGTTAAAGATAAAGCACTTGACGTGTCATATTGTCTAATTACGGTGTTGCCATCGCTGGTCCAAAACCGAGACCCCGCCGATGGGGAAAAACAAAATCCCCTTCCGCTAGCTACCGAAACCTTTTGAACATAATCTGCGTTATTAGTCGCTAAAAACGGTTTATTCGCAGTTGTTGATGTGGCTTGTATTAAGCGGTTGCTTGTTAAACTCATGTTTAATCTCCGCCGTTAAGCCATGCCTTTACCGGCAAAAAAGCCGTACCATGTAGTCCCGCCGTCATGCGTCATAAACACCAGCATGTCTACCGCAGAAGCCGCCGTAGACAAAATTGGAGCAAGACCTGCGGGCCAATCAACGGCCGCGGGGAAGGTTACTGCGTATCCGCTTGCAGAGGCGTCTTGAACAATTTTTAACGTGAAACTATACGCAGTTCCTGTAGACGGTGGATTTGAAAAAACCAGCGTTGTAGCTTCAGTTAGTGTTGTCGTAAACACGTTTGCCGCTTCTAAGTCTAAAGTAGTCGTGTTTGATGTGGAGTTCGCTGTTAAAAAAGTCTCGTTGTAACTCTTGGCTTTCAGCTCTTGTGATAAATTCACATCGCCGTTAGCGTCTGCTGTTACAACCTTGCTTGCCTCAGACGTTCCTAATGTTGTGACAGGCACCGTGTTGAAGTCATCAACGTCACCCGTGTATCCGTCCAGCGTGTTAATTTCAGCCGCTGTTGAGGTTAACCCAAGGTTAATCAGTGCGGTTGCCGCATCGGAAGCTCCAGTTCCGCCATCAGCTACCGCAAGATCAGTGATCCCTGCAATTGCTCCGCCTGTGATATTTACACTACTGGCGTCTTGCGTTGACATCGTACCAAGAGATGTTAACGCCGACGTAATATCGGTGACCGCGGCCCCGGACCCGGCTCCGTCGCAATAAACAAAAGCGTTCTTGTTGTTTAAAACGGTGACATCTCCACCACTGCCCTGTGTCAGGGTTACGCTATAGCCAGACGTATTGATAGCCGCATACAACCGCTGTTCTGAGTTTGGAGAAATTGTTACGGTACAGGCTTCGTCAGCACTCGTGAAAACAAGCACTTTGCCTTGACCTTCAGATAAGGCGGCGGTTGCTCCACCGGTGTCAGTTTCAAGCGTGTAAGTAGCGCCCGATCCGGTCAAATCTACCGTAATAACGCCTGAAGCCATTCTGGCCAAAATCTGTAGGTTAATGTTTGTGACATCACCCCAAGAACCGGATTTTTCCCCGGTTGCAATTAGTTCTACGCCACCTTGTCCATACGAGCTTGCCATAATTAACTCACGCTACATCTTCCCAAGTTTTATTTACGCTCGGTTCAATCTCTGTCCAAGTTTGATCCGGGCCCGTAATTCCAGTGTATGTAGAAGATACACTTGGAGTAATCTCTGTCCACGCCGTCGATTCCGACGGATCAATTGCTGAGTAAGGCTGTGCAGTGCTTGGAACAATACGACCCCAAGCTCTTAAATATCCTACAAAAACATCAGCTTGTACCCCTGTAGGATATACGTTTGCGGAGCCCTCAACAATGATAATGTCAACACCATTGCCAATTAGGGCTTGAGCAAACACGCCTGTCGGATAGACGTTAGCATCGCCAATTACGCTAACTTCGCCGATTTCTACGCTAGAAGAAACGCCTGTGGGAGATACATTGGCATCCGCCGAAACGGTGACTTGATCTATAACTCCAGTGGCATTGACGCCGGTGACCGATACGTCGATCCCGGTTCCTTCAACAATGGTTACGGTGCCGACCGCACCCGTTGCTGAAACGCCAGTTAGGGAAACATTAGCGTCAGCCGCAACGGTGACTGTTCCAACAGCTCCAGTAGCCTCTACCCCTGTAAGAAGGGCAACACTACTAGCTGTTTGAACGGACGAAATGGGGGTTTCGGATAGTGCTACAAAACCTAGCATTTACATAACCCCCAATAAGAACAAGTAGTTACATTCTACTCCGGTTTGGTCGGCCAAACCACTTCATCCAAAGAGGTGTATGTGGCCGTAATGTCTCGCAAAGCTTGACGATAATCTATTTGAGCCTGAGTCATCGTGCGGTCGGACACGGCCCACCAGTCTGTTTCCAAAAGCATTTCATCACGAACCCCGCGTAATTTGGTCAGGTTGTGATCGTCTTCTGCCGCGCTAATAAGCGCTTCCAAATCTGCTTTAGACGGTAGTCCTTCTACGGTATCCGTAGGGCCGTTTTCATCCTCAAAATACCAAAACATCTGGGTGTCATTAGACCCAAAGTTTACCGTCTTAGAGTTATCTTGCCCCCACTTCTGAAGAGCTAGCGAATACTGTTTAGCTGTATAATCTGAAAAGGTTTCTGTAATCATTAGGATGTACCCGCTAACCAAGGCATCTTAAAAACAAAAATTTGTTGGATACTAGCGGATCCAACCGTGTTTGCTGTCCCTGCGGCTCCCTCGTTTCTAAAATAAAGGCCCACTTGGTCTCCAGAACTAAGCTCATAATAGGTCAATGGGTGAAGAGAGGACTCATCATGACCAGAAACACGGATGTAACCGGTGGCGGCATATTGTGAAAGGTTAGTTACTGTAGGGGTGGTTCTGTACCACAATACTTGTGGTGCAATACGAGCTACCGCCGAATCCATTCGGATATGTGCGTACAAACAATACCAGCCGTCTTCTGGAATGGTTATGTAGGTCGTACTTGCTGTGAAAGGCCCTCTGTTAATACCAATATTTGCTGTATCAAGGACAGCTTTTACCCCAGCGGAACCTGTTACGTTTACATTATTTACACACGCACAAGAAAAAGCAGGCATGTCCGCTTCAAGTTCACCGTAAACTTGAGCGAGGGTTCCTGTAATTGTGTTATCTGCCTCCCACAACTTGAAAATTGGAGTGCCTGTGGCTACTTCCCCCGCCGTCCCAGTTGCGCCTGTGTAGGCATAAATAATTGTAGCAGGAGCAGTTGAATTACTGGTTGACTGCCAAAACATAGCCCCCGAGCCATCGTTAATTAGTCGATAGTCCGAGCCATCAAACATAATATTGCTCGTAATGAGATTTTGAGGAGTCCCTGAGCTAGTATTGCTCCATATTGCACCTGCCGCACCAATTTCAAAAACAGAATAAGTGGTAGGCCAAGAAAGCGGTCCGGCACTGCCTAGAGATAGTCTTCCAGATGAATCGAGACGCATCGCATCAGACCCGTTGTTTTGGAATACCATATCTCCAGCTATTTGATTATGGATGTAGTTCGTGCCGTCAAAATCGATACGGGTATCATCGCCAGTACCGAGGCGGATCTCGTCACTGTCACCCATATCGAGACCGTTGGCGAATACCGTTCCGACTACAGTAAAGCTCGACCCTGATGTATATGCTGAGAGTATCCCGTTATCGTATAGGCGAGTAGATACACCATCGGCTTCTATCAGCGAGGCGGATAAATTATTAGTTACCTGAAAATCCCCACCGCTATCAACGTCTATCGAAACCCCCGCGCCGTTATTGCCTATATGCAAAAAGCCGTCGGCTCCGGAGTATACATAACCGTTAGAACTAAACCCCCCAAAGATCATGACCCTATTTGAGGGAAATAGAGTTGGGGTTATTGTTCCAGTTGTTGCAACGAACTCGCTTGCATAATTAACGACGGCAAGGCTGTTTAGGGTTAAAACATTAAGCGCGTTATCTTGAATTGAAACGCTTGAACTTCCGTCAATGTTGATGACAGTAGCGTCAAGATCTATTGTAGTGGCATTGATGTCTACCGACCCTAAAGTTGGAGGAGTTAGATTATCAGAAGTTGTAATCTGTAAAAACTTGTCGGCCGGGGCTGTTAAAAAAACAACCTTAGCGCCTGCCGCAAAGTTAACAAGCGTATCGCTGTTTGAACTGGATAAAACAACGTCTCGTTGCAACGTATTTGTTGCAGTTGGAAAAGATCCTTCTCCAACCTCAAAGTCACCTGCGGTTTCGTCGTAAATAGCGTAGTAAACAGTATCGCCAACAGAAACTAAATCCCCAAACGCCTTAAAACCGGAGGCCGCACCATCTAAGGTGAAATCACCTGTTCCCGTGGTTGTTGAGGTCTCTTTGACCCGATCTCCGGTAATAAAAGCCATTACGCGATCCGAATAATTGCGTTAGACGCATCCGCTGTTGGAAAAATAATTTGGAAATCTCCACTCGTGGACGTTTTATCTTCCCCAAAGTCAAGAACACAAACTGTTGGATCACCGGCCGCGCTGTCGTTATAAATCAACGCGCCTCTCGCAGTAATTGTTGCAGACGTAAAAGTAATGTCCGCAAAATCGGTAAACGCCGTAGTTCCTGACGTTGTGGGGTCTACGCGAGTCAATTCTCCACCGCCCGCTACATACGATCCAGAATCGCTAACTTCATTCGTGGCTGTATAAGCGGTGGTGCTAGCATCAAAAGACGCTGAGCTGTCGTAAAGAGCAATCTTAAAGGTGTTGCCCCCACTCAACTTAAAGTTGTGTACTGCTTCCATAAGCTCTTGCTTAAACGAAGTACACATGTAGTTTCCAGTAAAGGCCATTTTAGATTCTCCTAATTAGCTCTGCTAACTCTGATTGCCCTGATTCACTAAGCCGATTGTATAACGTAGTCCTATCGGATTGCACGGCCTTGTCCAGATACGTCTTTATCAGAAAAAGTGCTTGTTTTTCAAAAGCTTTTGCTTGTTCTCGCAAAGCTGGATCGGCATCTTCCGATATAGAAATCAAACGACTTACACACTGTTGCGCTAGCTCGTCTGTCGTAAACCCTCGATTTGCCGTGGTGTTGACTTGAACGATTGGTCCTTTTGGTAAGTCCATGCTTAGGGGTGACGTTAAACTCATGTTGGTTCCCTACGAAGTAAACCTGCCCGATAGGCGTCTGTATTTTCCCGAGCTTCTCCAAAGTTTTTGAGCCGAGACATTGCTTCAACAAACTGTTGTTGATACATCTGAATTACATCTTGCTCGCCTTTCATAAAAATGTAGGCGGCCATCAAAGATCCGTACAACATCGCTTGAGGTGCATTTTCTGAAAGCCACGTTGTTCCTGAGTCTCCCGCTATCGTCAAGCTGTTTGGACGATAGTAATAATGTAGCTCTACTTCATAGGTGTCATCTGGCGTCGGAGCGACCATAAAGTTATCAATGTCAAAAAAGGCGTAATAACGAGGCGTGCCAGTAGCGGTATCGTCTGGAGCAAACTCTTGCAAGAAATTAACGTCTTTGTAGTCAAGAAAGATTTTGTTGCCATCTTTAGTGAAACTTAGTGAAAAAGGCGCCATAAAATCTGTAGGCACATTAAGGTACTGATTTCCTGACTCAAAGGTTGTTGTTTGGTTTTTTCGGAAAAATTCTAAGCTGACGGACTTAAAAATCTGCTCTTCCGCCGACTGAATAAAATTGTTCAAGTTGTTTACAAACGTTGTTTCGGTGTTTTCCGTGTAATCTTGAATAGCTTGTTTTAACTGAGATAACGTAAAACTCATGATATTGTCACCGTAACTTTTCCAACTATACCAGAACCTTGCACGGGTAACCCCCTGTCAGGGAACCCGCCAGATCCAACATACACCGACAAAGGCTCTTTTCTGTCCGGCCTAGCATCTTTTAAAGCTTGAGCGTCCGATACTTTTCTGAACGGGCCCAATTGAGGGTGTTTTGCCTCAAATTCATCTTTGCCGACTAAAGCTCCCGTCCATTCTCGCCGCATATCTTTGTATTTATAGCGAACTCCCGAACGGTCAGAAATTGCATACGAGAATTTTCCTTGAGCAAACTTAGACATTACGTCGTCCTAAAATATTCATACTGTGGAACAACGTTAAATGAAGCTCGATCTCGATCCTCTGTCATTGCGCGCTCAAACTCTTCTTCGTAAATAGCTTTTAAAAGCTGAAGACGTTGAGGCGCGCGTTTTATCGCAATGTAATAAGCCAATCCCGCCGCCAAACACGGATAAAATCGGAACGGAACCTCCATTGTGTTGACTTGCGTATCTGCGTCTTGAATACGCGTCAATACATCATAAACAATGACGTCTGTACTGTTTTCGGGGGTCGGCCAAATTTTAAGGTTTGGCGTAATTTGACGATCCAAGAAAAACTGTGTCGGTCGTCCTTGAGTGGTCTTGTTGGGAATATTTAAAAACTCGTCTCGACTAACGCGATCTAAAGCGTAGTCTGTGTTATTTCGACGAACAACAGTAGACAGAATGTCTATAACATCCGTCCCTAAAGAAACGTCTGAATCCCCTTGTGTTACAGTGAATTGACGTTGTTCAATGGTCCACTGATTTAAGCCGCGGTTAGCCCAGTCCGCTAGCATAAGGTTTAATGAACGACGTGCGGTCTTTAAGTCATACCCAGTACGAACTTCTAAACCGCAACGCTCAAACGCTTCCTCAATGTAGTCTGCTACATTAAGTTCAAAATCAGTAGACCCTGAAGTAGCCATTCTTTAGCACCCACACTTACGCTTGCCGCATTTCGCGCAACCGCCTTTAGACATCTTTTTAACGGCGCCACCGTATTCCATCTTTTTAGGCTTAACAAAACCGCCATTACCTAAACGAACCGCGCATCCTGAACCTTTCATGCTTTGCTCCTACGAGTTACTTTGGCTTTCTTTGTGTTAGCCACAACTTGTTTACCTTGTGCGCCAGCTTTCTTTTTCTTTCTAGCTGTCGCCGCTCGCTCTGACTTTGTCAGGCTTTGTGCTTTTTTCTTTGGCAAGCAACGGTCGGGGTTCTTTTTGTTTTTTGAA